GTCCTTGTATGTTCTTGGTATCTTGAAATCCCATGATTTCCGTCCTGACCCATCTGTGTCTGAATCCTTCTGGCGCGTTGGGCGTATCTAAGTACGATGGTGGAGCCCAGGGTTTTAAAGCAGCTTTCGGTTTAACCGTAGATGCTTGTGATTCTACTTTTGTAGTATCACTTTTAATAGTCTGGCTCGCACGAGTTGGTTGTTTTTTTGTCATATGCCTATACCTCCTTCGTGATTATAAGTTGTTTCGCATACTCTTCTAGCGGCACACCTAGCTTTTTAGCTATTGTCACCTGTGTTGGTGTGAGTCTCACAGTTTTGCGACCAGTCTTTGAACTACGCGTTGCAGAGGCAACGTTTTGTGTAGGTTTACTAATCTTTTGTTCTACATTATCAAACTTATGGGGGAATTCAAGTCTTATTCTCTTATCCACCTCTTTATAATATTCATCCGATTGTGGGTCCATACCCTCCTCTTCAGTAAGTTTTCTGTGTAGGTCAAATGCTGTATAAGTCATGGCATTATCCTTGCCAAACCAGTCATTTTCTTCAGCCCACGACTCTGCTTTTGGATCTCTTGGTGCAGGTGCCGGTTGTCTTTGCTGTTGATATTCTGGTTGAACAGGCTGTTCTCTAGCCGCAGTTTCCTGCATTTGATGCTGTGTTTTTATCTCAGCAAGTTTACCTTGTTCATAACCTAATTGAGAGATGTCAGTAAGTGCTTCCACTTCTGATTTAGAGTCCTCATTAGTCCTAGCTGCTGCAAGTTTTGCTTGAGCCGCTGCTAACGATGACGTAATTCTACCTTCCATTTCTGTAGCATAATTTTTATCTACAGCTACGGCAGTAGCTTCATATCTATCTCTCTCACCTTTAATACGAGTTGCATAAGACAAAGCTTCCTCTTTTTGTCTTTCCGCTTCACGCATTTTTTTTGTAAGTTTTGCTATTCTTTTCTTAACGCCTTCAGAGTATTCTTCAACGTCCCTAGAGTTATCTTTTTGTTGATCACCCCCTTCTTCAGAAGTTCCCTGTACAACTTTTCCTCCGTCGTTCTTTTCATCTCGAACATCAGGCTGCTCATTAGATTTCTCAGGTGTATCATTGGGCTCATTATCGTATGTAACATTTGCTTCATTTTTTTTATTTTCATTTTCATAAGTTTTATCATTCTCATTTTCTACTTCTGGCAGTTCAACATTTGCACCCGGTCCGGTTACATCTAGTTCAACTGTTTTATCATTATCGTTTAGTGGCATAGTTTCTCCTATGGGTTAAAATTCGTGGTAAATATCTTTAGGGTTGTCCACGGTCGCTAAAACTTCATCATCATTCAAAAGTCTTATCTCACCCCCATCTATTTTAATTCGTGATCCGGCATATCTTGCAAAGATAATCCAATCACCTTTTTTACACCAAGGACCTTCTGGGTATCTGTCTTTGTCGTAGCAGTGTGGTCCCATGTCTATTACTAAACCACAAGTTGATGCTACTTGTGATCTTTCTATTGTTTCATCAGCTAATATAAGTCCGCCTTTAGTTTTTTCCTTTTGTTTAAAAGGTAAAACTAAAATTCTCCAACCCGTAGGTTTAGGAGTCTTCCCTATCTCTTCTGATTTTTTTTCAGTTGGTTTAACACCAACTAATGTTTTATTCGGTAGTTCAATCTTTGGTTTTTGAACCGATGTTGATAACTGTTCCTTCATTTTCTCTTTGCTCCTTTTTGTTTAGCAGGCTGGATATCTCCTGACTTAAATATTGATACGTCCGTATCTGTCCTAACATATAGTTGTATTTTTCCATACTGTCAACCCCACCGGTGGTCATAGAGGAAACCATATCATCGTGTCTCATTTTTATTATTTTTCTTAACTTATCTATAAAGTGGTCTTCTTCCATAATTACCTTTCTATTTTTTTGCTATTTTATCTTTATTCGGTCCCTTCTTTATCACGTAATCTTGAGTACCGCTAGCACCTGTTTCTACTTCTTTTTTAAGGTTTCTAAACAAACTCATTTCAGTTATTTTTTTGTATTTCTCTTTTAAAAAACTTTCTATAGACTTGGTGTCTCTCATTAACAGTTCCATTTTTTAAGTGATTTAGATAATCTATCTTCACCGGTATTGTTACTAGCTTTTTGTCTCTTTCTCATACCAGTCATTCTAGCACAAAACGAAGTTCTACGTTTAGCGGCTTTAGAACCTTTTTTTAATTTTGAGGGTTTAGTGGTTACAGCTGTTTTTAATTTGGAACCAGGGTTCGCTGCTCTGTAAGATGCAACACCTTTTTTATTAAGTCCGCCTGATTTAGACTTACCTTCTTTTCGTGTCCATGCGGCACTAGCCATTATCTTTTCCTAATTACTTTTTTTAGTACTTTGGCTTGACTTGCGTGTAATTTAGATGCTTTTTTTAAACCGGTAATAACTTTCTTTACTTTTTTAATTTTTTTAGACTTATCCATTATTTTTTCTTTTTAGGTTTTTTTGCTGTCTTAGCTGATCTTACAAAATTTGCTTTTGTTGGTGCACCTTTAGCTCCAGGTTTTCTCATAGTCTCACCTGAACCTGCCTTGATTCTTTTACGTTTAGCTTGAATGTTAGCGTAGAGTCCTTTAGCTTTTGCCATTATGCTCTACCACCTTTTTTATAACCCATTGCTTTTGCAACTTTAGGTGCTTTCTTTTTTAAAGCTCTAATGCCTTTACCTTTTTTACCTTTTGGAATTGGTTTTTTCATATTATCCTTCGTTTAAGATTGTTTTACAATTACTACAATATTTAACTTCTTTTCTAACAGCTGTATTTAAATGTTCACAAGATTTAGTTCCACATGCACATCGTTTTCCAAAGATTTTATCTATAAGTTTTTTAAACATGGACTAGGCTTTTCCGCCCTTCTTCATCATTTTACCGCCTGCCATACCCATATCAGATGGATAGTAACCAGATTGCATATCTTGTCTTGCCATAGCTGGATTCATAGAACCACCCATGTTTCTTTTAACTCTTTTTTTAACAGATGTTTTTCCTCTTGGACAAGCTGTTTGTTTATTGAAATTTGCATTTGACATTATCTCATCACCTTTCCACCACCACGTAGTGCTTTACCCATTGATTTTTTAACAGAAGAACCACCTGATTTAAGACCCATTCTTCCACCGTCTTTTTTACCATAACCCCTGCTTCTTGGGTTAGTTTCTCCAACGCCTGCATACATGTTTCCTTTATTTTGACTTGGAGGTAGTATACCTTTAACATCTTTTGATTTTACACCAGCACTCTCAACAGTATCACCTGATGAATCTACAATTCTTTGTCTAGTTCTAACATTAGAACCTTTAGGCTGCATATCTTTAGGTGTTGTGTCTTTAGGTGTTGTGTCTGTTTTCGATGTATCTTTTTTAGTTACGTAATCATTAAGATTTGTTCCACCTGTTATTTTAGTAGAACCAGATTTATTATCTTCAGTACCCGCTAAGTCTGATTTCTTTTTTCTTGATGCTAGTGCCGCTGCACCAAGGCCTAAGCCTATGGCAGCAAGAATTTTTTTATTTCGTTTTCTAGATTTTTTGCTCATAATATTTTTTCTCCAAGTTACTTCTTCTTTATCAGAGAAGTTGCTTTAAGTCCATAGACGCTTGCAATTACCCCAACAAAAATTGTTTGATACCATAATGGTAAATTTCCAAAGTGGACGAAGAATAACTCCATTTTCTCCATATGTACAGGATTATCTGACCAGACACTCCATCCCAACATTACAATTGGCACCGAAAGTAAAATTAAAATAAATTCGTCTTTCCAGTCCGATTGTCTAGATTCTAAAAGTTTGCCTTGGTAAGCTTCAGTTCCAGCAGCCATCTTAGATGCATGCATTAACTGCGCATCAGACATAGCCATCTTAGTTCTCTGTTTGTTGGCGTATATTTTACTACCAGCAGAAACGGCTAATTTAATTGCCGATAACCACATGAGTTAGTACCACTTAACGGAAGATTTTTTAGATGCTAGCATTCTCTTTTGGCCACCAACTTTATTAATAGTCGGTTGTCCTAAAGGTACTTTAATCTCTACTCCGCCAGTTGCAAATCCATCTGAGTTAGATTCGAGTGTATTAGTACCATCTGCTCTTGGCGTATCTGATACAACTGGTCCAACGTAGTTTGGATTGTTCTTTGTAAAAAATGTTTTTGGTTTCATATTTTTCTCCTATGCTGTTATTATATACTATCTTCGAGGACCTTTCAAGATCCTTACGTCCATTTGTTTCATTATGTCGTTTTCTCGTTTAGAGTCAATACCCATTTGAGTTTTAGTTAAAGAAGTATCAGCTCTAAGTTCTGCTAACTCTTCATTTTGTTCTAATTTCTCATCAAACTGTTGTTGACCCATCATTTGTTTAGATCTATCCATATTTATTCTATCTTCAGACTCTTTTCTTTCAGCTTCGTCATTCATAGCTTTTAAATCTAGTTCTCTGGCTTTTAATTTAGCAATTGGGTCTCCACCATACTCTCCAGTAATTTTTGCCTCTTCATCTCTAAACTCTTCAGTAGATTCTGCAATTAATTTAGCCTTTCTAGATTCTAAACTCATTGACATAGACATAATCTGTTGTTGTACTTGCGGATTTTGTTGCATCTGCGGATTTTGTTGCATCATTTGTTGCATTTGCGTTAATTGAGCTATCTCATCTCTAAATTCTATTTCTAATTGCTCCTGTGCCATTAGTGAAATGTGTTCAAATATGTTTTTTTCTAAAGATGCCATTACAACAGGTGAATTTCTTGCAACATTACTAGCCATAAAGTTTAAATGGGTTGTAATATGGGCTTGATGATCCTGACCTTTAAAAGCTTGGAACGGTTTGCTACTCATTGCTAAAATATTTTCACTTGCAGGATCCATTGGACTAGGTTCTTGCGGTGGTGGTAGTATCTGATCAATATTTTTTACACCAATTGCTTCATACATATGTCTGTATGCTTCATACAAGTTATGTAGTTGTGGATTTGATTGTGCTAGTTGTAATTCTGTTTGTGCAAGTGATATTCTTTGCGATTGAGAAAAAATATTAGGGTCTGCAACAGGAACAATATCTACTTTGTCATCAAAGTCTGCAACTTTAATATTTTTTTGTCCACCAACTACATCGTAAGGATATTCTGGTGGTAGATAAGTTTTAAAAACTCCTGCCAATAATTGAAATTCACTTTTCATCGCTACATACAATCGTTTATGTATTGCTGACATGACTCTTGAACCACGTTCTAAAAGAGCTATGGTCGTCCCAACAGCCGCCTGTTGATTGCCATCCCCGACCTGCATGTCAGCGATGGAGGCAAACCTTTGCCCTGCCGCAACCACCGTACCCATCAACTGTAATAAAGTAGCTGAAGGTTCTTTAAATGGTAAAGGCATAAATGCATCTTTAATGTTTCCACCAGGTGCATCGACATCTCTGAATTCGCCAGGCTGTATTGACTGAGCCTCATCTCTAACACGTATTCCACGTTGTTTAAATCCTGAAGGTAAATTACTTAAAGTACCTGCATCCAATAATTGTCTTAACGCAGTGGTTGCTGTTCTAGACAGTCCACCGATCATATGAATTAAACCAAAACCATAAAAACCCATTCCAGGTAGGAATTTAAAATGTACAAAATAATCCTGTCTTTTCTTAAGAGGATCTCCTGCTGCATAGTTTCTTCTAATTGATAATACTTCTCTGCTTGCAAGTTCTATTGTTACAATGTAGGGAAGTTTAATTCCTGTTTCTTCTTCAGTAGAATCTTTGTCTTCAAATCCTTCTAAATCTAGATCAACATGAATTTCTAAAATTGTAAAGATGTCTTCATCTCTAGTTCTTTTAACACCTTCTAGTTCTCTCTCTTTTTTTTCTACTTCTGTTTCTTCATTGTAGCCAGGTGTAAGTTCTATATCAACATAGAAACCTGCTACTTGTTTTTTTCTAAGATCATTCTCTGACATTTTAATAACATGAATGATTGCTTCAGCATCAGCTAGTGATGTTGCAGTATAGGGAACTAACAGGTCGTCAGCTGGGACAAACTTTGAAACGGCTCTACCAAGTAGTTCATCGTAATAAACTTTCTTAAAAGCAGAGCCGCTAAGAGGGAGATAAAAGAGCATTTGATCGAACTCGGGTTCATACTCTTTCATCACGTCCATGAGCTGATAGTTCATGAATTCTTTAACACGTTGTGTTTGTTCTTCTTTGGCTCTGTTTATTAATCCAATAACTTGAGTGTGTACTGGTCCAGTAGCTGGTAGTAATTCTTTGTAAGCCTGTGCTTGAAACTGAGTTACAGCTTCAGCTAATACAGGGTGAGTTGCACCACTGGCACCTTGAAAAGGTTGTGTTGGGTTTTCGTATTTAAATCCTAAAAGGTCTAATCCCTTTGTATAAGAATCTTCCCAATCTTTTCTTGCAGATTTATACGTCATGTAGTTCTCTGCTAACTCTGAACCTAATTTTCCTAAAACATCTTCCGGTAATAATTCTGCTAAGTTATCTCCGTGAGCTTCTCCGCCTGGTTGATTGACTGCTGATGGATCAAAGTTAATTGTAGCACTGCCATCTTCTTCTTGGACAATGTCAACATCATCAGGACCAACTTGTTCTTCAATAGTCTCTTGTTCTGATATTGCTACTTCTTCATCGCTAGGTGTTTTAATTTCAGTCTCTACGTTTGGTAGAGCTTTGTCCATATCTGCCATTTAATTTCTCCGAGTTCTCTATTGTTGTACTTTGTTTTACAGGAACATTCAACCCCTGTGA